AAAATAACTGCTACTTTCTCACCTGGAGAAACTTTAAAGTATTCTACATCTTTTGCAGGTAAAAATATTTTACTTGTTGTTGAAGTTGGATTGCTACCAAATTCAATAAAACAATCTTCATCAGATACTATTCTGACAAAATATATACTTGCAGCAAATGCAGCACTTTGTGCAGAAGTTCCACTTGCACTTACCTTTTCGTGACTTACTACTTTTAATGCGTGATTGTGTGCCATTGTTTCCTTTTATTATATTATTTGTTAGGGGAGATTACTCTCCCCTTAATTAATTATCTTCTTATTACAAATGTAACAAGACATTTTTGTGCTCCAGTAGAAGCTCCGTCTGTAAGAATTTCAATAGTACCATCTTCTTCTACTCTGTTAAGAGCAGTAGGTACTGCTGAATCTACAGTTCCAGCTGCTGATCCTGAATGGGCAACAGTTATGCCGCCACCAGTTACAGCTGTACCACCGATTTCAAAAGATAATCCAGCATTTGCACCTGATATAGCACCTTGTAAAGCAGTAATAATTTTAATTATTTTACCACCATCAGGTACTGCAACAAATGTAGAA